CGGATGCCGGTTCCGTGGTTGAAGGACATCACAAAAATGAGGTGGATATTAACCAGATCATGCAGAAATACCGTGTAACGGGTTTCTTGGAGTCTAATGCTCGTGAAGCCAACTATGGCGATTTCACTAATGCTACCGACTTCTATGACATGAAAAACCGTATTATTGACGCTGAAAGCGACTTTGCGAAGCTTCCTTCGTACTTGCGAACTCGGTTTAACAATGATCCAGCTCAGCTACTCGCCTTTCTCGAAGACCCTCAGAATCTCTCAGAGGCTCGTGAGCTTGGAATTATCGAAGATAGGGTACTCCATACCCCTATTCCCGAAACGCCTCCTGTAGAGGCTCCTACGCAGCCTGTAGCTGCGACCCTGACCGATTCCGCGAAGCAGGAATAGGGCAGGCCACAGTTCACCTACTTGATATTAACTGTGCGGACTGACACCAAAACTTCCGAAAGGGCCAGAAATGCCATTCAAAAGACATAGACAAAAGTCTGTTATGAGCCATCAATTTTCGAGGATTCCCTCGGCAAACATTCAGCGTTCAACCTTCAAGCGGTCCCACGGGTACAAAACAACCCTGGATCCCGATTATATTTACCCCATTTACTGCGACGAGATTCTCCCGGGAGACACTTTCAACGTGAAACTCTCGTCAATTGCCCGTCTTAACACCCCTATTGTCCCGATTATGGACAATATGTTCATGGACTTCTTCTTCTTCTTCGTTCCGAATCGCCTTGTCTGGGATCAATTCCAGCAATTTATGGGTGAACAGAAGGATCCCGGTGATTCTACCGACTTTGTCGTTCCTACGGTTCAGTCCGATATAACCGATGGTTTTACGATCGGTTCTTTGGCCGATTATTTCGGCCTTCCTACTGGTGTGCCTGGGCTTACGGTCAATGCGTTACCCTTCCGTGGATACAATCTGATCTATGACGAATGGTTCCGTGATGAAAACCTATGTGATTCTGTCAAAGTGGAACACGATGAAGGTCCTGATGACATCACGTCCTACAACTTGCTCAAGCGTGGTAAACGCCACGACTATTTCACTTCCTGTCTGCCTTGGCCACAAAAGGGTCCAGGTGTTGAGCTTCCTCTTGGTACTGAGGCTCCTGTCGTTGGTACTGGTGTATCACTTGGATTGACCGATAGAACTACCAATGTTGGTATTGCCCGTGTCCCTGGTGGTTCTGCTGTTGAGGCAAGTGGTTCTTGGTATGGTCTTGACTCCGGTGATATTGCAGCTCCTGGTGTGTATGCAATTGACAATGCTGCTCTTGGTGTGACTTCTGATCCTACTGATTCAGGTTTGATTGCCGATTTATCTAAGGCTGTTGGTCCGACGATTAACTCTCTGCGTGAGACTTTCCAACTCCAAAAGCTTCTAGAGCGTGACGCCAGGGGCGGAACTCGCTATACTGAGATAATTAAGAGTCATTTTCTCGTGAATAGCCCGGATTCTCGCCTTCAACGTCCTGAATATCTTGGCGGCGGTTCCCGTTCTATCCAGGTGACTCCTGTGGCTCAAACCACTCAATCTTTGGATACTGGTACGCCTCTCGGTACGCTTGGTGCGGTTGGTTATCATGCCCAATCTGGTGTAGGTTTCACGAAGTCATTCGTGGAGCATGGATACGTATTCGGTTTTGTACAAATCCGGGCCGACATCACTTATCAGACCGCTTTAAACAAAATGTGGAGTCGTTCTACAAAGTATGATTTCTACTGGCCGGCCCTGTCCCACCTGGGCGAGCAAGCCGTTCTCAATAAAGAAATCTACGCTCAAAATACTGCTGATGATGAGAATGTCTTCGGTTATCAAGAGCGTTGGGCTGAATACCGTTACGCTCCTTCCATGATTACTGGGAAGATGCGTTCTGTTGATCCTACTTCTCTCGATGTGTGGCATTTGTCTCAGGATTTCTCTGAACTGCCGGTACTTAACAAGGATTTCATCGAAGAAAATATGCCGATCGAGCGTGTGGTCGCAGTCGTTGACGAACCGACCTTTACATTCGATGCGTTTTTCGATATTTCCGCCACCAGACCGATGCCCGTATACTCTGTTCCTGGGCTTGTCGATCACTTCTAGGAGGCATACAAGTGGGATTTTCTTT